AGTGCTTATCCAATCAAGTTCATGCGCGGTATAGATTGCAAATTCCGGTATTTGACTGCAACATTGAGAAAAATCACTTTTAAGCATGAGCCGATTTTTTGGTGTAGAATTTCTTAAAATAAAATTTTCAAGTATTGCACTTAAACTGTATATAAAACGAAAATAATCATACCCTTTATCTTTAAACCTAAGATATTCTAATTTTAACTCTTCAATTATTGGATTCATAACATCTTCACTTATAGAAGACCGTTGTTTTTCATTTAATTTTATTCTGACATTTGAAACGAAACCGATAGCATTTGATAATGTCACTTTAGGCATTGGATTAAAATCAAGATCGCGCCTTACATCGAATCTTGTAACATCTTGCCCCGATTTTTTTAACGCTTCAACTGCTTGAAGCGTGAATAATTTTTTTTTTTTTCCATCAGATTCTCTAAAAAAAAGTATATCCTTTTTTTCAAATTCAGCCTCTATTTGACGAGAAATAAAAGAGGGCCGAACTTCACTATTACTTAGTATGAGAGATAGATTTGGTAAATTTAAAAAATAAACTGCTAAATGTGCTAACCCAAAATTAATTTTTTCTTTATTTTCCTCTGTAGGCGTGTCTCCAAATATAAAAATGTATCGATTGAAAACTCGTTGTAAACACGCAATATAATTTTCAATAATCATGTCAGACATTTTATGTAAAGAGTCAAAACATTTGTAAACCATAACATTTGATAAAAATACCAACGAAATATTATGGTTATTAAATGTATAAAATGGTAAAGATGGTTCTGGTTGATGTAAAAATAGGTACAGTCTTGAATACAATAAAACAACATATATAACATTTGTTTGAATCATGCCTCTTTTAGTATCATCCGGAAAGGTTCGTGTCAATGTATTATAAAAAATAGAGTCAAATAAATAATATAATAAACTTATCAATTGTCCGGGTAAATAATCGTTTATTGTTTTTCGAATGATCCCAGGATCCGTTATTCCGTCAGGAATTTGAATGATGATTGCAAACTTATAACATATCCAAATGTCAAAAATAAAATTGTAATATCCTTTTAATTGGATTTTAATAAAATCCAATGTTTGTTGTAAGTTACCACCATTGGTTACATAGTTTTCATGAGATAATGCACGAAGGTTATCTTCCGTTAGAAAAGGCAAGCCGGGGTTCCCACTTGTAAATATATCTAAAAATGTAGATTCTGTGGGACCAGAACATAATAATGATACTGTCGCTTGAGGATTTAAATAATTATTTTCAATATACTTGTCAATTACTGCTTCATCATTTTGAGACATTTTTTTATATAATGTAGAAAATTATTATATTATATAAATATTAAAATTTATATATTTTTTGTAAATTTATGTTTTTTTATGAGTATGAGTTTATTTGTAAATTTATGAACTAAAAAACATCTAAAACAAACAAGAATTCGAAAATAAACCAATATTTTATTTTAAAATGCATCATCATTAAAGTCAAAAATTTCTTCCGTTTTGGTTTTTTCTGCGAGCGCGTATTCGCTTACCCGCTTTTCAAAAAAATTGGTTTTTCCTTCGATGCTTATGAGCTCCATAAAATCAAACGGGTTGGAAGAATGATAAAGCTTTTCACATCCCAGCTGTAACAGCAACCGGTCGGCAACAAATTCAATGTATTGCGTCATGAGTTTGGAATTCATGCCAATCAAGCGGCACGGCAGCGCTTCGCAAATGAACTCGGTTTCAATTTCAACCGCTTCTTTCACAATTTCTTGCACTCGCGCCTTTTGCGCCGGTTTTGCCATCTTATTATATAAAAGCACGGCAAATTCAGTGTGAAGCGCCTCATCGCGCGAAATAAGCTCGTTGCTAAATGTGAGACCGGGCATTAGGCCGCGTTTTTTCATCCAGAAAATAGAACAAAATGCGCCCGAAAAGAAGATGCCTTCGACGCACGCGAATGCAATCAGCCGGGTTTGAAACGAGCTGCGTTTATCGTGAATCCATTTTTTCGCCCAGTCGCCTTTTTTTTTAATGCAGGGAAAATGATGAATGGCATTAAAAAGGCGCCCGCGCTCTTCGTCGTCTTTCACATATGTGTCAATTAGCAAGCTGTAGCATTCGGAGTGTATATTTTCCATGGCGATTTGAAATCCGTAGAATGCGCGGGCTTCGGCGAGTTGAACGTCGGACATAAAACGGACCGCCAGATTTTCAAGAACAATGCCGTCGCTTGCAGCAAAAAATGCAAGAATCATACTTATAAAATATTTTTCATCAGTTTCCAAGGTTTGCCAATGAACACCGTCCTTTGAAAAATCGATTTCTTCCGCTCTCCAAAAACAATCCACTTGTTTTTTATACATTTTCCAAATGTCGTTATCTTTTAGCGGAAACATTACGTACCGATTATCGTCTTCTGTAAGTAAAAGATCGGCGAAATTTGCACTGCTGGGTATTTTTTTTGACATTCCTTAAGTATTGTATATTTATTCAACAATATTTTTTAAATTTCTTAAATAAATATTGTAAAATATAAGAAATTTAAATATATAATAAAAGTATACAGAAGTGAAACCTGTGACACCTGAGATGAATGGCGCTCTAAGAAAAGTAGAAGCAGAAGAATCTACGGGTCTGTTTGTATACAAAAGAGATAAACAAATGAATGAAATTCAACAAAAATTAGAAGATAATAGGAAAAAAATGTTTGAAAAACGACTAGCATTAAAAAAATACGCAAAGACACACGGATCTAATCCACATATTAATGAAATTGTAAAAAAGTATGATGAATATTATCATGAATATAAAGAAAATATAAAGCTTCAAATTCGAGCTTTAGAAGAAATTTTAAAACATTTGGACAACATTGTAGAAGAACAAAGTAAAAATGAGGATTTAGACGCAGAAGAATTGATTTCAAGAAATAAAATGAATATAAAAAAGGATAAAATGGCGATAGTAAAAGAAATAAAAAACCTCAAAAAATTAATTGTTTTGTAATAATCTATGATGCGTTTTTCCAATTTCTCTCATTAAAAGTCCATACGGTTTCAATAATTTCCGCACTTTTTCCATTTTAGTATGGTAGTATTTTTTCCATTTGCGTTGAAGAATTCGCAACCAGAATGTTTTGCAAATTGCCACGTGTTCACCGCCCTCTAATTCAAGGTGTTCAATAACTTCCAATGAAATATAGTTTTTTTTTGAAACTGCAGATTTATAGTTTCGAATTACAGGATGTTTTATGTAACGTTTCTTCTGTTGAAAATATCGACAGTAGTGATGTCGCCACATGTTGATCATATTCATACAATTCGTAAACTCGATTGAATCATAAAATGTGTTTATGTTTATGGTATGCAAAACGAGATAGTGTGAGTCAATATTCGGAGAACTGTCTTCGTCTTTTCCGTGAATGTAGGCATTAAAAAATACACAAAATCCTAAATCATATTTTGATTCCATTCGATTACTCGTCATATACTATTATTATTTTTTTGTATATTTCATTCGTGATTTATATTTATACGATATTCACAAAATATTTTTTAAAAAAACAAAATATTATTTTGTTTTATTTGTATAAAATAATATTATATTATAAAATTATATTATAATAAATTATAATAAATAAATTATATTTGAAAAAATGGTGAATATTCACATGAAGCTTCCAAAGGTTGTTGAGACAATGTTGAACGATAAAAATGTTTTATACATTGTTGCCTTTTTAGCAATTATGAACTTTTTTGGATACATTATTTTGAGGGACAGCTACGCGCTATTAATCTTTTTGTCTGTCGGATTCATATCAACATACTTTAGTAAAAATATGACGATTGTTTTACTTTCAACGCTTTTGCTAACAAATTTTATTACCGTCTTGTCCAGAAACTTTATTATTAATAAGGAGGGTTTCGATGCAAATGCGGCGACTACAAATGCGGCGACTACGACCACGGCGACTACAAATTCAGCTACGGCAGATGCAACTACGACAGTAGCAACAGATTCTAAAAAACCAGTTCCGGCAACAACAAGGCCAGTAGGAGCAGCAGTAGCAGGTGCTGGCGGCGCATCAACCAAGGCATCAAAAAAGGTGGCTGCTTCTGCATCGTCAACGGCGGTCCCCAACGGTCAGACAAATGCAGCAACAACAAAAGAACCCATGACGGAGCTCAGTCCGGCGAGTTTGGATGATGACGATGACCTTCCTGTAAATAACCGCGTCGATTATGCCAAGACGCTGGAAAAGGCATATGATAATTTAGAGAATTTGGTTGGTAAAGATGGTGTCAACGGGCTAACGTCTCAAACCAATGTGCTTATGGAGCAGCAACAAAAACTCATGGAAAATATGAAGAGCATGGAACCGCTTTTGAAAACGGCGCAGTCCTTTTTAGATAAATTTGAATCGAGCTCGATGGGCAAGTTGTTTGAAAAGATACCGGGCATGTCGTCAATGTTTGGAGGTGGCGGCGCACAACAGCAACCGAGTATTCAAAATGGAAATGTAAAAGGGGCTTCTGCATAGAGCTTCTGCATAGAAATAATAAACATATAACATAATTAAATATAAATTATTTATTTATTTATAAAAATATCATTAGTATATAAATAATTTATATATTTTATTTAAGAAAAATAAGCAAAAAAATATAAACGATAAAAACAAAAAAATGAATCAAAATTTTCAGAATGATATTCGACAAATGAATCACGCATTTGATGTCGTGCTGACTAATTTTAAAGACAATTATGTGAATTTTCATACAAATGCAACGCTTTCGTTACCGTCTTCTCCGCCTCCAACCGATTCTCTTAGTATCCCTCCTCCTATTCCGATTCCCAAAACGAATGCGAATGCTTCTTCTTCAAAGGATCCGAATGATGCCGCGCTGTTAAAATATAGGCACGCTGCAAATCAGCTATTAGAAAAGGTGAGATCGCAGATTGCTTCAAATTCGAAAAAAATATCGAGCATCAACACAGACATTACTCCAATTCAAAAAGCGTATTTACAGGTAATGGAAGCGGGGACTGCACTTGACCAAACCAAATCAGCATCCGTACTTTCATTGGAAGATTACAATGAGCTGTATCGAACAACTGTATTTGGCGCCATGATGTATGTTGTTGGTGCCGGACTAATACTTTATTTATTATATAAACCTCGTATTCAGAATCCATATTAGAATGTTTTTTAGAGAAAAAAGAAGAATAAAAACGCAAGAATAATTATATTGTGTATATTAAAAAAGTTTATAATATAAATATATAGTAAGTTAAATCATGTATAGTTTACGCCAAGGACGCGCATTTTTAAAAGAAGAAGAAAAAATAAACGACCAAACAAATGTGCAACATGCATCAAATATATATTTAGCACAAAAACAAAAAAATGGACCAGACTCCGAATCTGGATCTGGATTTAAATCCGCCGTGGTTAATAAATTGAATCCGCTCCAATACTTTAAAAAGATGGTGGAACCATTTGACAGCACTGCAGCTAGTGCAACTAGTAGCGCATTGCCGGCGCCAGTAACCGCATCTTCATCAACCGCATCAGCACCAGAATCTGTGTCTAAAACAGGAATAGCAAGCATTCAAAAATTAAATGACGCATTTGATTCGAAAATGAATGCATATTCAAGCGCCATCGCAGAGTACAATAAAGAAATTTTAAAGGGAAACAATTTTTTTGTGGTTCAAGTGAAAACACTAACGCCGATCAACAGTTGCTTTAACTGCGATGCATCTTTAGGAGGAACCGATTGCAGCGCAATGGGTGTTTCTAATTCAAACGGCGAAATTCGAACCGCACTTCCAAATTCTGCATCACCAACTGCAACCTTGTTGCCGTGTGTTCAAGCCGGCATAACGGTTCCGGGATGGAGCGCAAATCCAAATGACAGCGGGACGTGCATTGCGCCGCTGGCCGGTCAAAAGTGCTGTCCAACAACCATGTTTAATGGGCAACCGGTTTGCATTGCCGGATTTAATGGTTACGATGAAGCTGCAATGAATAATTGGACGAGTTCGTGCATTACGCCTCCGTCGCCGGATGAAATCAATCAACGCATTGCACTTGCAAACGAATACTGCCAAGGAAACGGTATTGATTTAAATTACTGGAGTAAAAATGCGAATAATTTTGTGCTGGTTACGACACAAGACCCAGGAGACAGCAGTAAAAAATATGTGGATCAAAATGACAATTGTTCAGGATGGGCCAATTCCGGAGAATGTGAAAAAAATCCAAACTACATGTTGAGCATGTGTGCCGCGTCATGCGTTCGAGTTGGCAGCAACGTTCCAGGAGAAAATATACGCCCGTTTGCGAGAATGAACAGCGTTCCGGTGTGGATTGTAAATACGTACACGAACATGCAAGATGCAAATAAAGCCAAAGCGGCTGCAGTGTTTAGCCCAACGGTGCAAACCACATTAAAATCTACGCGTGATGACATGATGAATGCAGGGACAGCATTAATAAAAGCGCTTTCCTCACAACAAACTACGACCGCTGAAGAACGAAAAAACATTGAACAACAGCTGCGTTCGGTAGAAACAAAAATGTCAAAACTTGTGTCTCAGTCACAGAATCTGGATATTTCATTAACAGATGCCGTAACCACAAATATGAATAAAAATAAAAATAAACTGACTTTAAAAGATAAAGAGAAACAACAAGATGCAGCGACGGCATCAACGACGGCAACAACAACGTCAACAAAGGAAACGTTTTTGGGAACATCGTCACTTGGTGCACAAGAAAAAGACACCCGCATACAATTTGAGTCAAATTATACGTTTTACACACTTTTTCTTGGTATCGCAATTGTCCTCTTTGTCATCATGTTTAGCAATTTTTTGTATACGCCGTCTAAATCTTCCGATTCATCTTCCGATTCATCATCCGATTCATCATCCGATGGATCGGGATCGTATGGACTAATGTTTGGTATTATTGCGCTGCTATTCTTCATTTATTTTATTGTTCAATACATTTTGGTTCGTTATCATGTGAGTCGGCCGCAACTACCATTTGAAACCGTCAATCC